TCAACCAACCGCACAAACATACTCATTTACGCTAACACTTGAAAGCTTATTAGGAACTGATCTAGAATCTTATAGCATTACAATTACTAACCAAAATCTACCCACTTCTGAGGGCGGTCCTGGTTTAAATGAAAATACTAGAATACCTACCATTTATAATACTAGACCACCAACATACTTGATAACACAAGATACACCTTATTTTGGTTACTATGTATTACCACCTGACAGTCAGGGCTTAACTTATTCTCCAACAGAAAATGCGTTTATAGGTAAAATAACCAGTGACAATGAATTTTCTTTTAAAGTTATAGGAAAAGATTTTGATGATAATGTATTAACTTATCTTTTTGCTGATCTGCCCTTGGGTTTGACAGGAAATACCAACACTGGATGGATTACTGGTAATCCCATGATAGCTGATGATTCTATCAGTGAATTTTCGTTTAGTGTAGCGGTTAGTAAGGCAAGTAATCCATCAATAACTTCAGGGGCATTTAACTTCTCGTTTGTTGTAAGAAATGATATAGTGGGTGATATTGTTTGGATAACCCCCGCTAATCTAGGTCAAATAGAAAATAGTAGTATTAGTACGCTAAGTGTAGTAGCAGAATCTGATGTAGCGTTAGAATACAGACTTATAAATGGTAGTTTACCGCCGAACTTAACTTTAACAAGTAATGGAAATATTTCAGGTACTGTGGCATATCAACCTACAAATACGTTATTAGATGAAAATGACAATACTACATTTACATTTACCGTTCAAGCATTTTCACCCTCATTTTCATCAGTAGTACAATCTTCTAGAACATTTACATTAACTGTAACACAAGAATACGTACAACCTACTGATACACTTTATATTAAGTGCGCTCCTAGCATCCTAGATCGCAATTTGATTAGAGATTTATTAAATGATGAACAACTGATACCCAATGAATATCTGTACAGACCCGAAGACTCAAATTTCGGTAAAGCAACCAATGTAACTTATGTTCATGCTTATGGCATATACTCCAATGATTTAGATGCTTATGTAGCTGCGGTTACTAAAAATCATTATTGGAGAAATATCACATTAGGTGAATTAAATACCGCAGTTGCTAAAAATGAAGCCGGAGAAATTATATATGAAGTAGTATACAGCACAGTGATTGATAACTTAATTAATCCTGAGGGTGTTAGTGTTAGTAAAGAAATATTTTGGCCTAGATTTATAGATTTGAATTTAGGACCGTGGTACACTAGTGTAAGTAACTTATATACTAGTTACCAAAATGGTTATTACACTAGTTTATCACCGGGATATGCTAGAACTCTTTATCCTAATAGCTTGCCTAATATGAGAGAACAAGTGGGTGATGTATTAGGTCAAGAATATAATTTTAGACTGTATCCAAGTTGGATGACATCGCAACAAGCAAATGGCAGTACCTTAGGATTTACTCCAGCTTGGGTTATTTGTTATACAAAGCCCGGTTTTGCTGAAATAGTAAAAGCTAATATAGAAAATAACTGGAGAACTCCTGTTAACGATCCAATACGATTAAATCAAATAAACTTTAAAATAGACAGATTTACTGTAGATAAGAGTTTGACATATAACTATGACAATAATTTAGTTCCTGCTACTTGGACAGGATTACCAAGCGCGACACCTGTACCCGATCCCAAAGACAGCAAAGACTTTTTCGTGCTTTTCCCTAGAGAAACAATTTTACCTGACGAAACACAGTACTAAATACTATAATAAATGTGAGATTTTAAATGAGTACAATTAACACTAATGGTTTAAACGTAAATTATCCTGTACCAGGAGAGAATAATTCCACACAAGGTTTTAGAGATAACTTTGCCTCTATTAAAACTAATTTGGATACTGCTAGCACTGAAATAACTGATCTTCAGAATAAAGTAGTTTTAAAAGCCGCACTAAACGGATCTGTTTTAAACAACGACATGGCTAATACTCTTATTAGTAATGCTTCTACTAGATCGTTCAGAGCTACAACTTACAATTTAGGTAATGCTTTATCTGGTACAGTTTTAGTTAACGTTGCGCAAGCTGACGTACAATATGGTAATGTTGCCGGTAATGTAACACTACAGTTTGGATCGTGGGCTCCTACTAACACAGAAAGTGCGATCACATTACGACTGGGTATTAGTAATTCCAGTGCTGTAATCACTTTCCCAAGTCAAGTAGTAGCATCAAATAATAACTTTGGCGGCACTATTTTAGAAAACTATGCAAACATTGCTAATGCCATTACTATTACAGCACCTCATGATGTTGAGCAGTTAGAATTTAAATTAAGAACATTAGATTGCGGCAATACTATATCTATTGAGCCATTAAACAGACCTTATCAGTCTACTCAAATTATTAAAAGAACTCCACCTAGTACAGGTCAACAAGGTGACAAAGTAGGTACTGTTTGTATTGACACAGGTACTAGTCAGTTAGTTGTTACTGGCGCAAATACTGATCCGTATTTTACAACATCCAGTACTTCTACACTTTATCCGGGATTATCAGTAACTTTTACGGGAACTAGTTTAGAAGCAAACGTTGTGGTTGGAAATACTTATTATGTTAGAAACGTAGTAAACAGCACACGATTTACGGTATCTTCTACTATTAGCGGATCAAATATTGTTATAGGTGCCAATGCTACGGGAACAACAATGTTGTTAAATCCTACACAGTATATGTATGTTGCTGTGGCAAACTACTCTGCAAATGCATTCAATAGAAATATAGCTAATACTACTGCTCCTAACATCATAACTGTAAGTGGTTCAACTGCTAATTTAGAAGTAAATAATCCTATTATCTTTGCAGGTAATGTGTCCGGCAATACTGCTAACATAGAACTAGATACGGTATATTACATTAATTCAGTATCAGGTAGTAATGTAACTATCAGTAAGACTAGATATAACGGCATTGCTGGTCCGCAGTATACTAACATCACTACTGTTAGTTCAGGTAATGTTAATATTGATTACACAGTGTATGATGGACCTGATATCTTTAGACGAACTCCACTAGAGCCTTTCTAATAAATGGAACATCCTTTTATAGCAACACTTACAGATAAAACCTTAGAAGAATTACAAAACACAATATCCGATCTATATGGCAAATTGAATTACGCACATAGATCGGGTAATTCAGCACTGATTGGTCAGCTAAATATGGTAATGGAAAGTTATCGCGCTGAATATAATAAAAGAATGGATGAAATGATCAAAAAGCAAAATATTAGTACCAAAATTAATATTGAAGCTGGTAAAAAGTAATTACCTATTTTCTTGTAATTTAAATCATAGTATTGTATCATTAAACAATGATTACAGATAAGTTTGGACAGCCCATCTTTAGTGAAAAAGACATATGCGACTTATATATGTCTGATCCCAATATCCAGTTAAAATCACTTTTTATAGAAAAAGAAATTAATTTTGATTTAGAATTAAACCTTCAAACTTTACCCGAACTTATCAAGTATGAAATTAATGACCAAACTATTGAAGAATTTGACCAATCAAGATCATATGAATGGTTTATGCCCCAAGAATATAAAAACCTTGATATAGCTAAATGGGTATTAGATCAGTGTAAAACTGACGAAGAGTTACAAAGAGCAGGGGAAGAATTAATTATGTTCCAAGAACGACACATGTTTATTCTTCTTCAATACTTAAAGTATTTGGTAGATACTATGCGTGATAATAATATCGTATGGGGAGTAGGTAGAGGTAGTAGTATCGCTAGCTTTGTTTTATATTTGATAGGGATACACAGGATAAATAGTTTATACTATGATTTATCAATAAACGAATTTTTAAAATAGGAGATTAATATGGGAAAGTATAGAACAGCAATGGGAAAAACAATAGACATGGCTTCTTTAACCGCAAAAAACGAAAAAGTAAGAGCCGTGGGTAATATGTCAGTAAATGCTCGTGGAGATACAATTGACGCGCAAGGAAAAATAGTAGTGCCTTCAACCGCAAAAGTAAACAGCGGGTATCAAAAGACAGTTGGGAACAAATCAGCAAACATAGTAAAAAATCAACAAAAAGCTAATACACCTCCCATTAAAGAGCTAACTAAAGAAGAAATTGAACTAGAACAATCGTTTGACGATGATCTAGAAATAGAACAAATTAAAGCACAAGAAAGGAAAAATACTAAATGAAACTTAAACCAATACAAGGCAGAATAGTAGTTAAAGAAGTTGAAACAATAAAAAAGAGCGCAGGCGGTCTTATTTTAGCAGGCTCAGCAGCAGATAAACCTAATCAAGGTATCGTAATTGCTGTAGGTCCCGGAACTTATTTAGAAAATGGCACTTTTGTAGTACCCGGAGTTAATGAGGGTGACAAAGTTCTTTTTGTTCAAGGCGCGGGTCAAGTAGTAAAAGTAGAAGATACAGAGTACCGCATTCTACAAGAAGATGAAATTTTGGCAATTATTAAGTAAGGATATTATGTTAACAGCTAAAAATACAAATGCTATTCAAGTAGAAGAGTTTTTACCTCTTAAAGATTCCGTAGTTGTTCATCAAATGGAATTTGGTGAAAGATTGAGTCATGCAGGTCTTATTCTTCCAAACGATGATATGAAAAGTTCTGGCATCAGACCTCGTTGGGCAAGAATCTATGCTATTGGTCCTGAACAAAAAGACTTAGAAGTGGGTCAGTGGATTTATATCGCACATGGTCGTTGGACTCGTGGTGTAAAGATTGAAGACGATGAAGGCGTCCAAATTGTTCGCAAAGTAGATAACAAAGATATACTATTAGTAAGCGATGAAAAAGTCGAAGACTATAACATGAGTGATAAGGTGGTTTAATGAAATTTGTTTTTAAATGGATAAGAAAAAGACTAAGAGACGTTGAAAGAGAATATGAACCTCAATGTGATATGCCTTCAACGATAAAAGATAGTTCTGGGTCTATTGACTCTAACGGTACTAGGTTTACTGTGTACAAAGCAGACGGCGGGCATGTAGTAGAAACACGTAGTTATGATAAAAACCACGACAGTCAAACCAGTTTATACATAGTTACATCCGATCAAGATTTGGGTGAGAGACTAGCACACATTGTAACATACGAAGCAATCAAGAGATAATAAATGAAAAATAACTTATGGGTAGAGGCTTATAGGCCTAAATCAGTAGATGAGTATGTTTTTGTTGATGAAAGACAGAAACAAACTATCATGCAATGGATTAAAAACGGTATGATACCGCACTTGTTATTGTCAGGTGATCCAGGCACTGGTAAAACTACATTAGCAAAAGTTCTGATTAAAGAATTGGGTGTAGAAGATTACGATGTTTTAGAAATTAATGCGTCTAGAGACAATGGTGTAGATATAGTTAGAAAAAAGATCAATACGTTTGCTGAAACAATGCCTTTTGGTAAATTCAAAGTCATCTTGTTAGATGAAGCTGATTATACTTCTCCTGAGTTTCAAGCTGCGTTACGCAATGATATGGAAGCATATGCTAATACAGTAAGATTTATTCTTACTTGTAACTATGAGCATAAGATTATTCCTGCATTAAGAGAAAGCCGTTGTACTAAGTTTCATATTGCTAAACCAGATATCACTGAATTTACAGCAAGAGCAGCAACAGTTCTTGTTAATGAAAACATAGATTTTACGTTAGATAATTTAGATTCTTATGTAAGAGGTTCTTACCCAGATTTGCGTAAGTGTTTGAATCAATTACAGTCTAATTCAGGTACAGGAACGCTTCAACCTCCCCATGCTGAAGGTAATGGAGAAGAAGAGTTACTTACTCACGCAGCACAATTATTCAAGAATGGTAAGATTCTAGAAGGTAGACAACAGCTAATGCAGTATATTGCTCTTTATCCAACTAGAATAGAAAATACAGCCAAATGGGCTTATAACAATCTTGATCTTTGGGGAACAACAAACGATAAAAAAGACCAAGCTATTATTATAATTCGTAATACATTAGCAAGCTTACCGCTTGTGGGTATTCCCGAAATCAGTATAGCAGCAATGATGGCAGAGCTAACAGGTATTAATTAATGCGTTATTTATTAGTATCGTTTTTTAGACGAAAAGGCGGACAAATTGATGAAATGGTCAAAGTATCCAAGCGTATTCAAGAATCAGATATCAGTACTTCTAATGTTATTATTGACTATGCTGATAAAAAGGTAGAAAAATGCGTTATTGAAGGTAAGCAAGTTGATACCGATTTTATTAGAATGCACGAATACTACAAAAAGATTTACCCCAATTTAGTTGATCAGCTAGAAAAAGAAGCCGTGATTACTAAAAATCAACAATCAAAACTTAAAAAAACAAAATGAAAAACGGGGCCAAGCCCCGTTTTTTATGAGTACAAGTTAAGTATGTGTTCTATAATCTTGTGCCTTCTTATATCACGTTTGTCAAACTCACATGCAACCATTCCCGGTATTTGATGATTGCGTAATCTGTTAGTTAGGTCAAGTAATCCATTATCTTTTGTTTGACGGTCAGATTGATCTGTATCTCCTGTTACAACAATCTTACTACCCTCACCTATTCTGGTTAATAACATTTTCATTTGCGACACTGTAGTATTTTGACTTTCGTCTAATATAATCCAGCTATTCTTGAATGTTCTACCTCTAAGAAACGCTAAAGGAGCAATTTCTATGGTTTGTTCTGATAACATATATTGTAGTTCTTTTACACTATAAAATTCATTTAGAACATCAAAAAGAGGTTTTACCCATGGTTCCATTTTTTGATTTAGATCGCCCGGTAAGAACCCATGCTTTTCATCGTCAACCGTAACTGCTGGACGGGTTATCACTATCTTGTCACATGTTCTGTCTCTTAGTGCTTGGATAGCTGCTAACATAGCTAGATATGTTTTACCCGTTCCTGCTGGACCCGATACTACTACTACGTCTTGTTGATTGTCGGTAAGAGCCAAGATATACTTTTCTTGGTTTATGCTTTTAGGAAGTAGCTCAACTTTTTTTCTAGTTTGCTGCTTTTGGTGTGCTTGATTAAAATCTATAACTGTTTTTGTGTCTTTAGAATAGTATGTTTTTCCTGTATCCTCATAGTTGTTTTCAAAATTGGTAAATCTAGGATCCTTTTTTCTTAATGCTCCAGTTTTTCTTTTACTCAAATGATATCTCCTTTGAATCAATGAAGTTGAACTTCAATAATATTTAAGTGGTGAATAAATGTTTAAGACTGTACTTTTTAGAACAGTGGTTAGGTGATAAATACGTAAAGGTTCCCCTAACTATTTTACCAGTAGTTTTAAACTTAGGTGATAAATAACTATATGAAAACAAAACAAGCCGATAAATTTTTTGACGATATTAACTTTATCTCTATAGTAGATACTGTAAAAGGTATATATACCAGCGATGGCACTATGTCCACTATATTAGATTTTGAACGTGTTTTAGATGATGCGGATATCTACGCATTTAAAAACTGGATCAATGGTGAATTAGTACAAGGGCCAAATGTAGGTAGATATACAGCTACATGTGTTTTTATGTGGCCTTACAAAATGATGCCCGACCCGAGGGCTGCTGTAAGATTATTAAAAATAGGATGTAAAGTAGAATTTGCTAAATCTGAGATAAAAGTTCCGGTTGAAGTTAAAGACTATGAAGACTTAGTTCCCGGCGGCAATTACCCTAAAATGAAAGAAAGAAAAGTTTGGTTCGTAAAAATAGAAGTACCGTTAGAACTAATGGATTCTATTAAAGAAGGTTCTATTGACTTAGCAGACAGTACAATTGACTTAGCAGACATTGATGATGCTTATAACGAAGACTTGGATAAAGATGCTAGTCAGGATCAAGAAGCTGCTGAACCAGATATGAATGAACCTGGACAACCAGTGCAAACAGGAATGATGCCGTGAATATCATAAAAGAAAGTTTAGATTATATGGACATGGTAGGTCAAATAGAACCCGAACTTTCAGTTGATGAATATGCGGCTAAAATGGGACCTGATCATGAAGTAGTTACTTTGTCATTTATAGTTAAATCTAGCTTAGCAGGTGAGGACTTAGTTTCATGGTTTGAAAGAGGATATGACTTTGTGCTTGATGCTAGCACAAGTGAAGGAGAATTGGCTCCTGGCAAATACGTGGTTTTTGTGGAACTAGATAGAAGATCCAAAGTACCGCAAAGAATAATTGAAATGCTAACCGATTTAGAAACACTTACTGATATACCAGTAAGCGAATGGCAAATGAAAATAGATGAGACAGAGTACCCTGCTAGTGAAGATATAATCAGAGAAAAGGTTATATTAAACCCAAATGTTTATAAAGCTGAAAAAAACAAAGACAATGAATTAAATGAAATGAGAAAGGCAGCTGGGTTAGAGCCAAAGAAACTATATGATAGTAAAGACGCATTGCTACAGAATTTTATAATGGCTGCAGGATTGTAATGAAACTAAAATCTATCGTTTGTGATAGATACTGTGATATCTTTAAAAAGGGTGGTTTTGGGTCATCTGCTATTGAAAAGTTTACTTCTATAAAAGAAAGTGCTTAGAAATAGTTGACTTTTAATCGCATTCATGCGATAATAAGAAATGGACTATTACTCTATACTAAATATACCCAAAACTGCGTCAGTAGACGAAATCAAAAAGGCCTACAAATCCCTGGCGTTTAAAACTCATCCTGACCGTAATGGCGGGGATGATACCCAGTTTAAAAAAGTACAAGAAGCTTATGATGTTTTAAGTGATCCTACAAAAAAACAACAATACGACAACCCATTTTCTAATAATATCTATAACATGGATGCAGAAAGTTTTTTTAATCAAGTTTTTGGAGCACGTCCCCAAAATCAAAAACAAACATTTAGAACTCAAGTTACTGTGTCGTTAGTAGATGCGTATAAAGGATCATCACATGTTTTACAACTGTCTACCCCTTTTGGTAACAAAGTAATAAACATCAGTGTTCCTCCCGGAATAGAAACAGGCGATTCTATCAGATATGATAACATAATTGAAAACGCAATACTGTTAGTGCAGTTTGTTGTTTTACCTGATTTAAGGTTTGATAGAAGGATGAGTGATTTATATTCCAATCATTCTATATCTGTATTAGATTTGATCGTTGGAACAAAGTTTAAGTTTGTAACAATAGACCAACGAACACTAGAAGTTAAAGTAGCTCCTAAAACACAACCTTATACGCAGTTAAAGATACCAAAAGCAGGTATGCCCAATAAAAATAATGGCTTCGGCGACCAAATCATCTTGCTACAAACCTATATGCCTGATAACATAAGTCAAGAAATAATAGATTCCATTAATAATCATCTAAGTAATAGTAAATAAACTAAAAGGAGCATAATCATTAATACCAGTCCCGAAATTGAAAGTATCATTGAACAAGCAATTGACCATGCCAAATCACGCAAACACGAGTATGTGACACTAGAACATCTTTTGTTAGCACTAATTACACATCCTCCCTTCAAAAAATGCCTAACTCTATTTGGCGTAGATGCTAGTTTGATGAGCGATGAAGTTGGTGCTTATCTTGATGGCTTACATTCTATTGAGTCCACTGGTTCTTCTGTTGTTCCAAAACGAACCAACACACTAGAAAGAGCAATGAACCGTAGTGTCACCCAAGTATTATTTACTGGTAGAAAACAAGTAACTACTATTGATTTGTATCTTTCAATAACATCAGAAAATAACTCACATGCCCATTATTTCTTGTTAAAATATGGCGTATCAAGAAATGAGTTTGCTCAGTATTGGCAAAAGAATTATAAGGGTAGTGATTACACAACATCACTGACTTCTAACCAGGCAGATGAAGTCTTAGAAGAGTATACTACTAACCTCACTCAACTTGCTAAACAGGGTAAATTAGAACCAGTTATTGGCAGATCAAAAGAAATTGATGATATAATTACTGTGTTGGCCAAGCGATTTAAAGCTAACGCACTTATGGTAGGAGATCCGGGCGTAGGCAAAACCGCGATTGCTGAAGGTATTGCTAACGCAATCGTTAACGGAGAAGTTCCTGAATTCTTGGAAGGATATGAACTATACTCACTTGAAATTAGTAGTTTGTTAGCTGGTTCTAAATACCGCGGTGACTTTGAAGAAAAAGTAAAAGCAGTTCTTGAAGCACTTAACACAAAGAAAAATTGTATTTTGTTTATTGACGAAGCACATACCATGCAAGCAGGTGGTTCATCAAACAACGGATCTGTTGACTTTGCTAACATGATCAAACCGGCAATTACTAAAGGCACATTGAAAGTAATTGCTTCTACTACTTGGGAAGAGTTTTACGAGTCATTTGAAAAAGACCGTGCATTAATGCGTAGATTCTTTAAAATTTCAATTGATGAGCCTTCTCATGACTCTACTATTAGAATTCTTAAAGGATTATCTGAACGACTAAATGACTTTCACACAGTAAAAATTACTGAAGAAGCTATTAACGCCGCAGTTGATTCTGCTGACAGATACATTCATGATCGCAAAAACCCAGATAAAGCAATTGATTTGTTAGACGCCGCGTGTGCTAAGCAACGAGTCTTGGGTAATAAAGAAGCACTAATTACAAAAGAACTTATTCACGAACAAGTAGAAAAATATACGGGTGTTCCTGCTGATAAGTTATCAGACAATAACTATGAACGTATTAATAATCTTGATGTAAATGTTAAATCTAAGCTTTATGGTCAAGATGAAACGGTTGATAAAGTTTTAGAACGAGTGTATGTGTCATTTGCTGGTATTGGTAATGAAACTAAACCAGTCGCAAGTTTCTTGTTCCTAGGCCCTACGGGTACTGGTAAAACAGAATTAGCTAAACTTTTAAGCAAAAATCTAGATATGCCTCTACTCAAATATGATATGAGTGAATATAGTGAACGTCACACCGTATCATCACTGATTGGTCCTCCTCCAGGCTATGTTGGTTTTGGTGATAGTCAAGTTCAGGGAGGAAGACTTATCTCTGATCTAAGCAAGAATCCACATGCTATTATGTTGTTTGACGAAGTAGAAAAAGCACATCCGGATATCTTTAATATCTTTTTGCAGATTCTTGACGAAGGTACAGTTACTGGATCTAACGGTAAGAAAGTTTCGTGTAAGAATGCTATTATTATCCTAACTTCTAATTTGGGTTCGGCTGACAGTGAAAAGAATGCTATTGGATTTGGCACACAAGAAAAAACAGGTGAAGATGATAAAGCACTTAAAGAATTCTTTAAGCCAGAGTTTAGAAACAGATTAGACATGATTTGCAAGTTTAAAAAGCTTGATATGCTTTCTATTAAAAAGATTGTTATCAAGTTTACTGAAGATGTTAAAAAGAGCTTGTTGGAAAAACATAACATTACACTTAACTTAAGTGAGCCGGTAATTGAATATCTAGCTGATAAGGGTTATGATAGCAAAATGGGTGCAAGACCCCTAGCTCGTAAGATTGATGAAATGATCAGAGTACCCTTGAGTAAAAAGATTTTGTTTGAACGCATTAAAGATTCAAACATCATGGCTGTAATGGACAATGATGAAATTGTTTTTAATGTTACTAACAAAGTAACAGCAAAGGTAAATGATCAAGGTATTATAGAGGTTAGTGGTGAACATAACTCAGACTAACCGCAATAAGCTTTTTTATAATAAGTTTTGCTATCGTGTGATTTTAAAGTACCTTGGTGTTAGATTTGTTTCTAACACTAGGGACTTGGATCATTTTAAACGAAAGATCAGCATGGCACAAAAAAATAATTCAACTGCTTGGTATAAGGCACCAGTACCTAAGTTAACTGAACTAAACTTAGATGTATGTGAAAAGCTAATAGTATTTTATAATAACTATTCATGTAATAAAGAAGTTACTTTTTTACATGAGCATTTATCTTTATCCTTATATACTTCTAATATAGATATATTAAAAGAGTTGTATCAAATTGATAACAACATAGAAATAACGCAAGCTTTGACGCCGCCATCAGCGATAATGTATTTTGCTAAAGAGCCTGAGTATAAATATCGTGTTTATTTTAAGAGCACTAGGGCTAGTTCTGAATTGTTATCAACATTAAACTCTTTTCGTTACAGTTATCACGATAAAGGTGATGTATGGTTATCAGGAGGTTTAGTATTATTCTTGATGAGGCATTGTAATACTCATAAGTCTTTCTATCTTCCCAGTTCTTCTTTTATAGACTTTAAAGATGAACAGACGTTAACCCTTATGCACCTACTTTTTGGTGAATGTTTGAGAAAAAGTTATAAATTGGAAAAACGCCCCGAATAGCCATTAAAGATAAATACTCTATATATTTATAGGGTATTTACATGGCTAAAATCGTAGAAGAAATCATCATAATCAAGTTAAGTAAACTAGTTAAAGATGATGTTACTCAGGGTATTGTAACTAATGATTTACAAGTGGCGCTGGAACAAGTGGCGCAAGAATTGGTAGGTGATAGTGTAATAGTTGAGGTTGAAAAAGCCTAATGTCACAAACTACTACACTTATCTTATTACCTCAAACTACATACAACGGCGGCGGAACCGCTAATGTGTATACTGTTACTGGTAACGCTCAACCTGCCGCTGCTTATTATTTGGGTAATCAAGACTTGCAAACTATTAGTTATAGCTTTACTAATGTTACCGGTAATTTAGAAATTGAAGCTACTCTTGCTAGTTCGCCTACCGCAGATGATTGGTTCAAAGTATATGAAGTAGAAGCTGATAACAATTCCAACACAAACAGTACAATAAACGCATATCAAAATATTACTGGTAATTTTGTGTATATGAGAGCAAAGATTAAGGACTTTGCCAACGGCGTGGTCCAATACGTGAAGCTTACTTATTAGGAACTAAAAATGAAAAAGATTGTAGTATTACCTGGTGGCTATCACCCTTATCATGCAGGACATTATTCACTGTATAAAGCCGCACAAGAAAAGTTTCCAGATGCTGATATATACTTAGCAGCTACTAACGATACTAAAACTCGTCCGTTCCCTTTTGAAATTAAAAAGAAACTAGCACAACTAGCTGGAGTTAATCCCAATCAATTTGTACAAGTAAAAAGTCCATTCAAAGCTGAAGAAATTACTCAAAAGTATGATCCTGAAAGTGATGTGTTAATATTCGTTCGTAGTGAAAAAGACAGAAATGAACAGCCCAAGCCCGGTGGCACTAAAAAAGATGGATCACCTTCATACTTTCAACCATATGACCCCAACAACTTAGAATCTTTTAATAAACATGCTTATATAGAATACTTACCAACTATTGAGTTTGGTCCCGGTATAACAAGTGCGTCAGAAATAAGAAACGCTTGGCCTAACTTAAACGAAAGACAAAAATTAGCAATGGTAATGAGTTTATACCCTAGAACACAACAAAACAAAAACTTGGCTGATGTAGCAGTAAAGATGTTAGATGCTGGTATTATTGGTGATCAAGTAAATGAAGAAGGTGTTGAAGAAGCAACTCTCGTCAACGATCCAGAACAAGGTCATTTAATAGTACCAGATGGTGGTATGGGTACTTGGGATGAAAAATCATTGCTAAGTAACTTAACAAGAAAGTTTTCTAGCATGGTAGAAATGATCAAAGAAAAAAGATACAGCAGTCTTTATCATTCTCTTTACGAAGCAGGTGTAGTTGAGAATATGTTAAAAGCTTTAATTCAATATGAAAACTTCAAAGAAAAGCAGGGCAATCGTCCAATAGCTAAAGGTAGAGAAATAGATATTTCCGAATCTACTGATTATATCTCAGAAAAATAATTTGATGTCCTCTTAATGTAGTAAATAATATTACTTATTTGAAGAGGATAACATGGCAACACGTAAAACAAAACAAGATAAAGCTATTCCAGTAGAAGCAGTTCAAGAACTAGCTGACAAAGCACCACAAGCAGCAAGCATTGGTGGTACTGAAGATCCAAAACCCGCACAAAATCAAGTTCAAGTAAATGTAGACTTCCTACGAACTACAAGAGCGCATTTGGCTATGCCATGCTACGGTGGCATGTTAACTGAATCTACATTCATGAGTTATATCAAGTGGGCTAACACTGCTAGACAGTTAGGCATTGACTGGACCTTAGAAACTATGACCAACGAGTCATTAATCAGTAGAGCAAGAAATACACTGACAGCTAAGTTTCTAGCGATGCCAGAATCAACTCACTTGATGTTTGTGGACTCCGATATAGGATGGGAGCCATGGCATCTACTAGTTCTCTTGAACAGAGATGTAGATGTAATCGGTGGATTATATCCAATGAAAACAATGCCGATCAAATGGGTAGTAAATGGATTCACCGGAGCAGAAGAGGGGCCTGATGGATTACAAGAAGTAAGCAAAGCAGGTACTGGGTTCCTGCTGTTAAAAAAACATGTGTTTGAAAAAATGAACTCACATCCAGCAGTAAAGCAGTATAAAAATGATATAGGTCTTGATCCGATGTATGACCAGTACTTAAAAACATATTTTGATACCGCAGTAAGGCAAAACCGATACTATAGTGAAGATTGGACGGCCTGTGAGAATTGGCGTGATCTAGGCGGTAAGATTTGGGTTGACAAACGAGTATTACTAAGACATACGGGAACATATACGTTCTGTCAGGAAAATCAAGATTTGCTATTGAATACTATTGGACCTATGTATCTAGAAGCACAACGAGCTAAAGGAATGAAGCTAGTAGATACAGACGGAAATGAAGTAAAATAAAAAGCCCCGAAAGGGGCTTTTTTAATCACGTATGATAAATAATAGTGTAGTTCGCGGAATGGGGATTCCCAACTACTCTAACAGCTATAAAGGAGCTATCAGCATGACTATTTATTTTAAAACTAACTCACCTAACGGATTTTATACATATGCTTACCTTCGCAAAGACGGTACTCCATATTATATCGGCAAAGGAAAGGAAAGTAGAGCTTGGTCTGACCATAGGTATAAGGATAATGTAGATGGTAAATGGAAAGGTGTTCATGTCCCTTCTAATCATCGTATTGTTATTATGGAATCAAATCTTACAGAAGTGGGAGCATTCGCATTAGAAAGAAGATATATACGATGGTACGGAAGAAAAGATATAAAGACAGGTATACTACATAATCGTACTGACGGCGGTGAAGGAGGAACTGGAGTCAAACAGACTCTGCAAGCCAATCAAAGTAGGAGTCAAAAATTATTAGGAAGATCGCGGCCGGATGTTAGTGACCGTAAAAAAGGAAAGCCTTGTCCTGAAGTAAGTAATGCGTTAAAAGGTAAACCTAAATCACCTGAGTCTATAGCAAAGAGAACGCTAACTAAATCAACTAAAACATATCCCAAGATGAGTGAAAGTCAAAAGGGGAAACCTAAATCACCCGAAGCTATCGCAAAGAGATCGGCTACTCGTCTAGGTAAAACTATAAAAAAACACGAAATAGTAACTTGTCCACATTGCGGGAAGACTGGCGGTGCCGGAGGGATTAAAGTTTGGCATTTCGACCGTTGTAAAAACAAACCTTAATCTTTAATGTAATAAGATAAATATACATATCACTTATGGATTTCATTATGAAAAGCACTCATTTTACAGAATCAACTACTTCAGGGGCTATAGCTACTGTTGCTACGCCTGTAGGCAAAACACAAACACGCGGTAAAGGAATTTATCCTAACGAAAAAGGCGGCAACTTATTAACTGGTAAAAAGACTAATGAAAAGTTTGCTAACAGTAAATCAGTTAAAGAATCTCAAGACCAAGGTGTGGCGGAAGGCTTCCCACATGATGTAGATCATATGCCAGGCAAAACTGTCAGGCACCAAGATACCAATTGCACCACTTGTCATGGTCGTAAGAGTATGTATAAGTTAGGTAGCAAGTTGTTTGCCGACAATAAACAAGGTGCTGAAAAAGTAAAATGCCCAACCTGCAAAGGTACTGGTGATAAGCAAGGTGTGGCGGAAGGATTAGTAAAAGACATAAAGCGGTTGGCTACAGGTAAAGATATACAAACTCGTATTGGGCAAGAAATAGCCAAGTCACAAGATGCTAGTATGAAGGGCGACACTAAAACCTCTAAGAAGCATTTTGACCGCTATTACAAGTTAGACAAATTAGCAAACAAAGATCAAGGCGTGTCAGAAAGCGCATCTACAGATGATAAAAAACAAATATCAAAGTATGAAGAATTAGCATTAGCAGCAAATCGTGCAGGCGACGATGAAAAATGTAAATTATATCAAAAAAAGATTCAAGCGTTAAAACAAAAAATGTCTAAAAAAATTGAAGAAGCCAAAGAAGAAACTAAAGTTGGTATAGAAGCATATGGAGTTCGTGGCGTAAATAGCAATAAGTGGAAGAAAACATTTAAAAGTCAAGAAGCATTTGAAAAATGGCTAGATCAAAACGAAGGGGATGTTGAAGTGTCGGGTACACGAGAAGTAAATCTAAATGATATGTTTAAAGAAAGTATGAAAGAAGCCAAACTTGATGAAGAAGACATTATCATTGTTCCTGGACAAGGTAAGAAATACAAACAAGGATTTATTCCAAAAGCAAAAGACAGAACTGATCACGAAGTTGAAATGGCTTTAAGTGATCTTTTTCAATCTGCTAAAAACGCTAAACAAGTATACGAACTGATCAAAGACATTCCTGAAGAAGTGGGTATTGAAGGTTGGGTTCAAGAAAAGATTATCAAAGCAAACGATTACTTGAATACTATTCGTGAATATTTGGAACATAAACAAATGGGTCAAGGTATGGCAGAAGGTGAAGAAAATAAATCATCAGCATATCAAGCTGGATTCAGCGATGGTAAGAGAGGCAGTTCGGATCCCAGAGCCAGTTCAAAGTATGGCCCAGGCTCAAATGATTATACAGCTGGATACAGAGATGGACTAAAACATGAAGAGCAATCAAGGAAAGATCGCTTAGAACAATACAGGGCAAGTATTGCTCCATATGTGAAAATGAGTGATGATAAATTAGCACAATTAGAAAGTGACATTACACAAAGAAGAGATGAAATTGTAGCTGCATCCAGGAGTGGCAAGAGTACGCCTGCCATGAAACAAGAATATAAAGAATTAAATGATAAGTTTCAAGCTATCAATCAAGCAAAATTTCAAAAGAAGAATACACAACAAAATGGTATGGCGGAAGGATATCGCATACTACCAAACATTGATCGTGAAAAATATCAAGAGCGTGAGGGATTAGAAGGTCCATTCAGAGCAAGAAACGGTAAAGTATATTACTACGATCCAAAAGCTGGCTTAGCATATGATCCAGATACAGACTTTTATATTGACTATGATACATTAACCATGATGGACAGAGAAATGTCCGAAGGAGTAATAGGAAAAGTATTAGCAGGTACAGCACTGTTAGCTTCTCTTTGGGGAATAGGACAGCAGCAAGCACAACAAGTGTATAGCAATAGTCCTCAACTACAAACACTTATCAAGTATCATCAAATGGCTACACAGCAAAATGATCAAGCTAAGATTCAAGAAATAGAAAGAAGAATAGAAAATCATAAAACTCGTTTGTCATTAGGTAAAGGCGAGGTAATGGGCGCAGATGATAAACCTATTGTACCTAAGTATGAAAGTTCTATTATGCGAGGACTTCAAAATGAACAAACAAATGATTGGGGTTCAATGAGCAAACGCGACTTCAAGCGTAGAGAAATGGAACATGAGTTAGGTCACGAAACACGCAAAACTTATAACAAACCTAAAGGTATGTTTTTTTACAATGTACCGGCAGGAAAAGAAACTGATGCTAGTCGTGCAGGATTAAAACAAAGTAAATCAGGTAAGTGGTATGGTTACCAAGATAATATGTTGGGTAAAGGAAGATACTGGGAACCTAAAAACGAAAGTGTAACAGAAAATACTGATCAAGAGCACGATTCAGCATCACTACAAAAACATTTTGGTGCAGAAGTTGCGTATGATGCGGCAAGTCACAGCCCGAAAATGATGCAACGAAAAGATTTAAAAGGAAATTCATATCAGCTTATTCGTTTACCTAATAAAAACTACAAAGCAACATTAGTTACAGAAAATACTGATAAGTGCCCCAAATGCGGCGGTAAGCTAGTAGCAGAAAGCGAACTAAACGAAGAAGGCAATAAAGATGCTTGCTATCATAAAGTAAAATCGCGCTACAAAGTTTGGCCAAGTGCGTATGCTTCAGGTGCGTTAGTAAAGTGCCGCAAAGTGGGTGCAAGTAATTGGGGTAATAAAAGCAAATGAGAGCTGGTGAGTTTATAACAGAAGCTTGGAGCGAAAAATATAAACGCTCTATCAACTGTAGTCATCCCAAAGGCTTTAGCCAAAAAGCTCATTGTGCCGGTAAGAAGAAGCACAATGAAGGCGTTGTCATGGAAATGACTTGTCCTGATTGTAGCATGTGTGAAACGCACGGAGATCATTCACGACACAATATAGATGAAGCCTGTTGGAAGGGTTATCACAAAGAAGGCAACAAAAAAATGTTTGGAAAAACATATCCAAACTGTGTCAAAAACAAAAAATCAAACGAAGGCATTGAAGAAGATAATTCTAGAATAGCAAGAAAGCCGGGACAGCCTGCTAATAGTAAAAAACATAGTGATTTATATACAGACGAGAATCCTAAAGGTACTATTACTGGTTTAAAATTTGCTACTGAAGCAGATGCTAAAGCAAGTGTTTCAAAAATTCGTAATAGCGGTCGTAGCCATGCTCACAAAATACAAGCTGCTGTTGCTATGGAACAAAGAGCTAAAGCAGCAGGAAAATCTGAAGCTGCGGCTGTGTACAGAAAATATATCAATGCTAATAAAAAAACTGATGAAGGCGTGGATTTAGAAGAAGCATGTTGGGATACACACAAACAAGTGGGTATGAAAAAGAAAAGTGGTAAAATGGTTCCCAACTGTGTACCTAAAGAAAGTGTAAGTGAAGAACAACTAGAAGAAGACTTACGCAAATGGTTCAAAGAAAAGTGGGTTAGATTTGGTCCTGATGGTAAGATCAGAGGTGCTTGTGCTAGAGGCAGTGAAAGCGAAGGTAAGCCAAAATGCTTACCACAAAAGAAAGCACACGCACTAGGTAAAAAAAAGAGAGCAAGTGCCGCTAGCAGAAAACGTAGACAAGATCCAAATCCTGAAAGACAAGGTAAGGCAAAGAATGTAGCTACTAAAAGTACAAGAGATAAAAAATGAGAATATTTGAAGTATTTGACTCACCCTATTCAGCAGAATTAGGACGCTCAGAGTATGGTGGCGACTATGAGGTTGAAGTTAAGTTACCTGACGGAAGTCGCTTACACATAACATTTGACAAGATTGAAGGTGAAGGGGCTAGTTACGTAGTTGAATTCTCTAAAAACAGGTCATATGATGTAACAAACGAGGGTGATGCTTATAAGATATTCAGCACTGTTCTCAAAGTTATTATAGAATTTATTCAAAAAGTGCAGCCACATGAGATTACGTTTGGAGCAGACAAAGAGACAGGTGATCCAGGCACGAAAACTCCAACTGGTAGAGTTAAATTGTATGACAGAATGGTTGAAAAATATGCCGACAAGTTAGGGTACAAACTTAAAAGAGATGAAGATAGCAGTTCAGTCATATATTACTTAGTGCGGAGTAGATAAAAAATGAGAGCAAAAGAATTCGTGACAGAATGGACAGATGCCGTTAGGGCTAAGAAGTATAATCCAACCGGTAAAACTTACGGCAAAGATTACGAAAATTATGCGATGCCGCAATTAGATGACCCTGTTATGGATAAGGCATCTACCATAAGTGATTTTAACCCTCAAGAATTTATCTATGATCCCGAACTAGAAAAAGTTGTAATGGATGATTCATTAAAAAATAAAATAGAAAAAATTGTTTCAGAATTGCCGTCACGCGACAAGTTATTGCTAACACTACGATTTGGATTATTTGATCAAGAAGAAAATACTCTTTCAGAAATAGCTAAAAAAATGAATATATCTCCATCTAGAGTGCAGGTTTTGTTAAGACGAGCACTTTTAAGATTAATAAAAGCTAACTATGAATTAGTAGACTATTATATAACAGAACATAGACTAGTATTCAAAAAGAACGCCAAATCAGGTAGTATTTCTATGAAGTGGCGTTGTGAATCTGGTCCAAGAAAAGGCAGAACGATGCCTGATGTTTCACATTGCTCAGCAGCACCTGATCTTAAAAAATCAGCAAAAATGAAACAAACAAGACAACGAACAAAAGTAGCTCAAGCTAGAAAAACTAAAAAAACCAAGCGCGTTAATCCTATGACTAAAACAGCTACTAGATTAAATAAGCAAATGAAGAAATAATGAGTCATTTGACTGATAGTAACATAGGATATTTCAAGCATTTATTAAGAGCTTGGCGTTGGGCGTTTATGTTATTCGTACATGGTATATTTCCAAATGTTTGGAAAACAGAAGTAAGTGATGAAATTATTTCAAATAAGGTAAAAAATAAATGTTAGCAGACGACTTAAAAGTATTATTAGCAAGCTGTTATGGCTTTGCTATCAAAACACAACAGTTTCATTGGTGTGTTGAAGGGCCCGACTTTCCCCAATATCACAAGTTCTTTGGGAAAATATATGAAGATGTGTTTGATAACTCTATTGACCAAATAGCAGAATATATCAGAGTTTTGGGTAGTTATACCCCAGGAAGCTTTACAAGACTACATGAACTGTGTATAATAGAAGATCAGCTAATGATTCCTCGCGCCCAATTAATGATAGCCGAACTCACACAAGACAACCAAAAACTTATAGAACTTTTAAACACTTGCTTTGCTAGTGCTGAACAAGAAAACAAACAAGGTATTATGGACTTTTTAGCAACAAGACTAGATGCTCATGAAAAGCATGGCTGGATGTTGCGTAGTACTTTAAAAAAAGATAGAGCATAAATACATTATCATTAACAAGGAATTACTGATATGAAAATTCAAGAAATTGTAAACGAAGCATACGATCCGTTTGCTATAGACGGTGAAGAAGATGATTTTGACTCACCTCAATCTAATGTACAAAACATTATAGCTCAGTTAGAAAAAGCCCAAGATTTTGACGGCAATAAAGTAATCAATTTTGAAAATGGAGATCAGAAAAAACTTCCATTAAAGGCTATTGAAATATTCTTGGCAGCATATGGTTCAGTAAAAGACAAACAGCAAATGTCTGCTGATGCTGCTTCAAGCATTGATGGTTTTGTTGCTGCCGTAAAAGATTCAGTATCCGGTAAATATGGTAAGGCTCAAAAGAGTACATATGACGGAATGGCTGGTTCTCGCACTGGCGGCATGACTTACTATAATTAATTATGAAAGTTGCTGATGTAGTACAACCATACAAAGTTTATATAGCTAGAGTGTTTGTAAAACAACCTGGCTATACCGGCAATATGGATGTTACTGTAACAGCACAAAATTTATTTATGGCAAGACAATTAATGAAACAACAATATGGCATTACTGATGCTGTAATTGGTACTATTAAAGAAATGAAATAAAGAATTAACCCTAGGACCGTTGGGGTTATGGTGCGCGGCTGCTGCCTAGTTTGTGACTCGCTACCACATACTAAAGTGAGCAACTATAAGGCATATCATGAGAGCTAAAGAGTTTTTAACAGAAAATTTAATCACTGAAAATCCAGAATATGGATTACCTACCTTAGATAAACATAGATACAGTGTTCTTGACAAATTAGTAAAAGATGCCAAAAAAGAAAGAAATGTAGCTAAAAAAGCAATCCAAAGCTTGGATGAAGAAATTGATGATAACAAAGCTGCTGAAATAGCAAAAGCAGTTGAATGGATTTGTAAAAAGTTTGGAATAAAAGATATACCTGCAATTGAACTAAGCATGGACACAGATGAAGCGCAAGGCAATCATCATACCGGTGGACATGTTCCCGGCAGTGGTAAAATTTGGGTCTATGCTAAAAATCGTAACTTAGTGGACCTTTTAAGAACGGTTTTTCACGAACTCGTACACGTAAGACAACACGAACTTGATATGATAAAACCCAATTCAAGTTACCCTGGTTCACCCATTGAAGCTATGGCAGATATAATGGCTGGAAAAATGATAAAAATTTACGGCGCTAGGAATCCCCATATATTTGAGTGAAGGTTTCATCTACTATTTTGTGTAGTAGTTCCGGGCTAATCGTTTCTGTCCATCCATCTCTACATTTTATTGAATCTACTATGCCGCAATGCATTGTTTTCTTGATAGTATTTTCCCATAACAACGCATCATCTCCTGTAGAAACCTTTTTCACAAAGCCTTTGATAAACTGTCCCTTCGTTTTAACGTGCTCTTTCTTTCTACGTTCCCAATCATTGGTAA